CACGACCTGGCCGGGGATAACCTGGCTGGTGAATTGCTCGAGTGCGTCGACGAACATGAGCTGGACATAGTCCGGCCGGCCGCCGCTCTGATAAGCCGCGAGCCGCTTCGCGTGCCACTGGTCGAACACAAGCGTCTTGAGATCGATGAAACGCTGGATCCCGTCCTTTGCGGCCGAGTCCGTCATCCAGCCGGTATTGCCGGAGATATTGATGGTCGGAACGCCTGCGCCGAACTCATCGCCCCATGCGCCGCCCAGCGTCTGCTGCACTGTCGTGCGCGACGGATCCGTGCGCGTCAGCTCCTCCGGACGCACGTAGAGTTTGACCTCAGTCGGCGCGTCGCTATTGTTCAAGTCGAACAATAGAAAACTGATCGGCGCGTCGCCGGCCTTTTGGGACGAAGGGGTAGAGGCGAATAAGCTCATTGAAGCATCGTAGTGTCACGACGCATCGCTTATTCGCCCTCCTGATTACGCCTGCGCGTTCGTCGTCGGCGCGTTCGAACCCTGCGCAGTGTGATGGTGTCCCTTGACCGCAATGCCGTCGACCGTGACGTCGCCGCCAGTCACTGTCATGGATCCGGAAAGCTGCATCGTGGCGCCCGATCCGCCCGATCCGGACATGCCGCCCTTGAACGTCAGCGCGCCGTCGACCGTGAGCGTGCCCGTGACGTGTGTCATCGGCGAATTGATCGTCACGCTTGGCGCAACGATCGTCGCAGCGCCAGTCACGTTCACGTTGGCCGTGCCCGTCGTGTTCACGGAGAGATTGCCGTTATGCGTCAGCGTCACGTTGCCGGACGGATCGATATCGAACGTCGCCACCACTGCGCCCGCGTTCGCGACCTGCAGGTGCGCATGCACCGCCGCGCCGGTATTCTTCGCGATCTTCCATTGCCCGTCGACGTCCTTGCCCGTCAGATCCTCATGCGCCGGCGACGTCCCCACGCGGAAATACGTGCCGCTCGGATGATAGGCCTCGAAATTGCCGGCCGCGTCCGTCGACGTGTAGAAGTCGCTCGGATGCCGATGCACGACGCGATCGAGATCCTTGAACAGCATCTGGCAGATCTGCGGATACCGAAAGCCGATCACGACCGCGTACGGTCCGAACGTCGCGACCGCCGCGAGCACATCGCGATCGGTCCTCTGCGTCAGATCCCACTTGTTGCCGCTCGCAGGGGTCGACGGGTTCGGCAGACTGGCGCAACCGCTATCCGTGCTCGCATGATGCGACAGCACCTGCACGCCGGCGAGCTGCTGGCCGTTGTCCGTCATCACCAGGTCGACCGAGTAATCTTCAGGGTGGACCGCCGCCACCCTGCCCCATCGCAAACTATTCATTCGCCAATCCCGACAATTCCGCGTTATACGGGCTTTGCACGCCCGCGCCCGCCGTTACCCGATTGATGAACCCATTGCCGCGCTCGAGCTTGAGCGTCTGAAACAGGCCTTGATACGGGACATAGTCAAGATCAATGCTCGACACGTAGAACGTCGAGGAGAAGGAACCGCGCACGATTCGCACATAGCAGCCGGGTTTGATCAGCTCGTTCGCCCGGATCCGTGCCACGCCGCTTTCAAGCAGGACGTTGTCCTTGTTCTGTGCGACTAGGATCGCGCGACGGTCATTGATCCAATTCGACATACTGGTGTCACGAGTCGTTTGCTGGTCGGACGGCTGTCCGCTCGCCATCGTTGTGACGTCGTCGCCGCCCATCTGCGTTTCCGTCTCCATCATGCGCATGCCGTAGAACTGTTCGGCCGAGTTGGGGTATTGACCGAGATCGACCGTCGCCGCCGAGGCGCCCTGGATCGCGAACTGCTGGCGGTAGATGTCGCTCACCATCTCGAAGCGCGGCGCGCGCACCCAGTAATAGTTCGAGACGTTTGCGTCGCTGCGCGAGACGTTCAAACTGATTACGTCCTTGTCGCTCACATCGATCGGGAGCAGAGCCGGCGCGTCGTCCTGAATAACCGTGCCGTAGATGTCCTTGAACGGGTTCGGCCGGTAGACCACATAGACGCCGTCTTCGCGATCCTCGATGTAGAGCTCGTTCCACACACCGACGTCGCCGAACGATGAAAGTAGCCCGAAGATGGTCCCCTGCTGGTTCTGCGCACCGCCGACGTCCACCACGCCATGCGTCACGGAGATGTCTGCCTTGAGCTCCGTCGGATTCGGCGAATTCGGAGGCATCATGGCCGTCAGAAACGGATTGATGATCTCGCTCACCACGTTTGAGACGAACGTCGGCGCCGTCATCGATGTGTCGAAGCCCACGCCGAAGCGCTCGAACAGCTTGAAGCTCGAGAGGTAGTTCTCGCCGATCACATAGCCCGGCAGATACTTGATCTGCATCATTTGCCACAGCTTGCCGTAGTCCTGGCCGGCGATCGTCACCGTGCGCTGCGGTTTGCCATTGCCGCCCATCGACTCACCGCGCGAGATCTCAGACACGAACCCGCGCATCAGGATCGGAGGCGTCGGCAGATTGTTCGACGTCGATCCCGGCAGCTCGTGCCGCATCCGGATCTCGATCAGATCCATCGGCTCGATCAGGCCATACAGCGACTCGATCGAACCGTTCTGCATGTAGGGCTTGTCGGGCAACGTCAGCGAAAAGCCGCCCGCCGGCGACCGGATCGACTTCGACACGCGCAAGCTACCGGCCTCGCCGAGGAACGGCGTGAGATCGATCGTCGAATTCGTATCGAGCACGCGCTGAGAGACCGGCGTTTGCCCGTCGATCGTTTGCCGGCCGATGGTTTTGTACAGCGTGACGCGAACGTCCGGCGTGTAGAGTTGGACGTTCATGAGCGTGCCCCCGTGCCCGACGGCGCCGGCGCGCCAAATCCCGTCGACACGGTATTGACGGCGGCCGGTTGCCCGTTCGGCATATTGAATGTGTGATGGTTGTCGACCGATACGCGCACGCTCACCGGCTTGTCGGTGCCCGTGCTCTTGCTCGCCGCCTCCGCAGCCTTCGTGTCAGCGTCTTTCGGGATAGGCGCGTTCGCGAACTCAGCCGCCCGCCCCATGATGGCCGGCGCATAGGCGCGCGTCTCCGCGTTGTTCCACTTCGACCGATCCCAGCCCTTGTTATAGGCACTCAGCGCATCCGGCAGGTTTCCGAACTTCGCCATGTTCTGGCGCATGACCTCGCGCTGAATCGTCACCGCGTCGTGCGGATCGTACGGATTGAGCTGCTTGCCGAGCTGCTTTTCGAGCGCGCGCAGCGTGTCCGGCATGACCTGCGCCAGGCCCATCGCGCCCTTGCCGCTGGTCGCCGCCGGATCGAACTTGCTCTCTTGATAGAACTGCGACATCGTCGTGCCGGCCGGCAGCTTGTCGAGGCGATCGGTTTCCGCCGCCGCCGCTTTCAGCCAATCCGCGTTTTGCAGACTCTGCGTCCCGGGCGACCCGTACTTGTTTCTCGCTGCGAGGCGCTGATCCTCGTATTGCGTGGCCGCCTTCTGCTCGATGTCGACGCTCGAGGTGTCAGCCGCCGCCTTGAGCCGGTCGTATTCCTTCTGCGCCGACGCGCGCTCTGCCGCCGACAGGCGCATGTCCGTCGTCTTGTTGTACAGCTCCGGACCCTTGGCGTCGAATTCCTTTTTTGCCTGGCGCGCTGCTTTGCGCTTCTCGTCGGCCGCCGCGTTGATCTGCCCGACGTTGTCGTCGTGCTCAGCCTTATTGTTGGCCTCCTCGATCTGGCGCTGCGATCGCACGCCACCGCCGGCGAGGAACACGACGCTATTCATGATGCTGGTCGTCAGCGGGACCATCTTGTCCGCCATGTCCGTGATGACCTTCTGAACGCCCGTCAGGCCGTCGCGGATCTCTGTGCCCTGCGTCTTCTCCTGATTCTTGTCGTAGACCGCTTTGAACTGGCGATCCTTTTCATCGCTGCTCAGCGACTTGTCCGCCTCGATGTGCGTGAGCCGCTCGATGCCCGTCGCGTTGACCTTGGACAGATCGAGCTTGAGCCGGGACAGTCGCGCCGACGTGTTGTTGACGCTCTTTTCGTCATTCGTCGCGAGCGCGGCCGACTGGTTCAGGCTGATCCCGAACATATTCGACATCGCGGAGAGCATCAGCTCCGGATTGCTCGCATATTGCCGCTTCAGGCTTGCCATGATCGACGAGAAATTCGTCTGCCCCGAGCTCGCACCCAACGTAGGCATCCGGACGTGGTATTTCTCGCCGAACCGCGACATCGCGGATCCCGCGCCGAACGCTCCGCCCATCGTGCCGAACATGCCCTGTTCTTCGAGCGCGCCCGTCATGATCGGATCGAGTCCGTTGCGCTTCCCCAGCGCCATGTACATGAAATTCTTGCCGGCTTCGCCCGCGTTGCCGCCGCGCTGAACCGCATTGTTGACGCTCGAGAGCAAGTTCGAGATCGACTGTGCGTCCGTGCCAGGCGTGCCGCTTCCCGCCAGGCCCGCGAACTCGCCGAGATAGCCGCTCACATTCGGCGCCGCCATCCCCATGCGCGCCTGCTGCTGCGTGAACCCCGCGATCGCAGCCAGCACGTCATCCATCTTTGCGGACGCACCCGACTGCGCGACCGTTTCGCCGATCATCAGCGCGAGGCGCTTGGATCCGCTTTCATCCGACGTCACGCCGGTTTGCCGCATCTGCCCGAAGAACGCGCCGGCGCGCGCCGGATCGATGCCGTACGAGCGCGCGAACCCGCCCGCGACCGCGACCTCCTCCGCGAGCGTCTTCGCGTCCTTCCCGAACGAGCCGGCCGCATGCGAGAACGCAGCCGCGACCTTTTGCGTTTCCTCATAGGTCGCGCCGAAGCTCCACGACGCATTCTCGAGCGACGTCTTGAGCTCGCGGAAACCCACGCCGACGTCGCCGATCTGGCGCTTGAGCGTGTCGTAACCGATATCGAGTTGCTGCGCGGCGCCGATCTTCGCCTTGACCGCGCCCGCGACAGCACTCACGCCCCGCGCGATCAGATCCGCAATGATCATCGGGCCGGTGAAGCCAGCCGCCGCGCCCTCCATCGCGCTCGCAGCCGCCCCGCCGGCGCCGCCCATCGCGCGCAGGCCCGAACCGAGAATCTTGCGGCCGGCACTTCCCCACGTCGGAGCTGGCGAGACGTTGCCGTCATTCGCGGCCTGGCGCCGATCCCACTCGCGCTTACCGGCGATGTCGTCCGTTCCGTACTTCCCGCCCGGCGCCGCCGGCTGCTCGATCGCTTGAAACCCAGCGCCGGTGCCTGCCGTGACGTACTCGTATGCCTTGCGCATCTGGCGCGCACGGCTATTCTGATCCGGATACATCTTCGAGAAATCGATCTTGAAGAAGTCGGTACCGGTCTGCCCGGTATCTCTCAGACGCTTCCGGAAGTCACCCGAGATCTTGAGGAGACTTTCGAACTGGGCCTGCACCTTCTGCAGGTCCGCCATCGTCGCCTTGTCAATCGGGTTGAATTTGACCTTGTTCGCGCCGGCGACAGTCGATCCAAGCTGGTTGACCTCCTGCGTCAACTGACTCAGCACCTTGTCAATGTCGGATGCGTCGAACTGCGCGCTTACCGGGATCTGTACGCCAGCCATCAAATATCTTCCCAATCGTTAGGGTCTGCAGGTGCGGCGACCGCATCCGCGTCTCTCAATTCAGCCTCAAGATCGAAATCGTCGTCCTCAGATTCTTCCTTGGCCGGGTTATCGAAATAGAAGTGCGCCCAGTACTCCGTCTCCATCTGCTCGAGGGTCGCATCGAGGTAGCGCGGATCAGTCGGCGCCAGGCAGTACTTGCGGCGAAACCAGAACGCTATCGTCTGCGACGCTTCCCGCCCGTTGATCTTCGCGTCCCGACTGAGGTTTTCGTCGAAAGGAGTCCTCCCGAGCGCGGAGCGCAGCATGCACGTTCATCAAACGCGCGTAATTCTCATCGTCGAGCGGATCCATCTCGTCGAGCACCCAACCGGCCGGCGCGTTCAGCGTCAAAACCTTGAGCGTCGCGATCCAGCCGCCGACCGTCTCGAGGAACGCCGACGGCGTTGCGATGCCCTCGCTAAGACGCGAGAACTCGGCAGCGATCGCCAGCTCGGACCGCATGTTGCGGCGAGCGAATGTAAAAACGCCGACGTCAGGAACGTCGACAACAAATTCTTTGGAACCAGGCGCAGCGGACATTGCGAACTCTCTCTAGGATTTAAAAAAGGCCGCCGGGTTAAGGCGGCCTTCCCTTGCTACGTGGCGCTTAGATCTGCGTGCCGGAGGTGTCGAGTGCGTTGAACTGCCCGCTCGAAACCACGACCGCATTCGCGCTCACTTCGACGTCGCCGGACGCGTACGAGACGCCCATGTACTTCTTGAGCAACGTGCCGTCGTCCTTGTCGAACACTTCGACGTCGAACACCAGGCCCTGCAGGACCGCGTCGCCGTTCTCCGCCGTGATGCCAGCCGAGCGCATCGAACCGGACTTCAGCACGACCTGCTGGCACGTGAGCGTGTGGCGCGCGACCGTCGGCACGTACTCAATCACGTGAATATCGCCGATGCCGCTCACAGGCTCAGGCGCATAATCGTCATTCATGCGCACGCTTTTCATCGCGCCGATCGTGTTGCCGTCGTACGTGATGACGATCCGGTTGCCACTCCGGGTTTTGACGTTCTTGGTTGCCATTTATCAGGCCTCCTTATGCCGATGCCGTGCCGCTGTACGGGACAGCGAATACGGAGACCGGGATATAGTTGATCGGCAGAACCGGGCTGCACTGGAACTGGACGCCGATCACGTCCCCGCTCAGCGTTGCCTGGATGTTCTTGTATGCCGGGTTCTTTGCGTCGCCAACCAGCACGCCAGGGCCGCTCGGTTCCGCGACCGCGAGCAGGCGCAGCGTCGAGTCCGCGATCGACACGGCGCGAGCCATGTTTTGCGGCGTCGCCTTTTGACCGCGCAGCACATCCAGCGCGTTACGCACGTTGCGCACGGTGAAGTCGAGAGCCGTACCGACCGATTGCTCGACGCGGTTGTAGTTCGAATTCACGAGCCAGGTGCTGATCGACTTGACGATCATGTAACCCGTCGACGCGTTTTCCACGCACAGAACGCCACCCTTGATCAACGCGTCCGTATCGGTCGGGTTGTTCAGGTTCCGCTCGAGACCACGGACCGTGATCGACTTGTTCGTCAGCGGAGTGCCCGGGTTCACACCCGCGAACGCGCCGGCGATGATTGCCGCCGTGAGGTACGGCGAGAACAGCGTCAGATCGCCGTTCGCGTCATAGTCGTAGTAGCCGAGGTGCACCAGCGACGTACGGTCCGAGTTGATCGCCTTGGCGGCCGCGATCGCGGCGATGTCGGTCGTACCGAGTGCCGTACCGCAGATTGCGCGGCGTTCCTTCCGGCCGGTCGTGCTCATGTACTGCACGTGCGCGTCCGTCATTGCGGCGATCGACGGATCCGAGCTGATCGGCGTGACCCACTGCACATCGACGTTCTGCAGAGTCGTGAAAGCAGCCGACCACTGCGTGTTGGTCGTCACGCCATCGGATCCGCCCGTGAGATACGCGAACGAACTCGGCGCCGGCACCTTGCCTGCGTTGGTCGCGCGCGTCGCCACGACGAAGCCTTGGGCCGAACTGTTGAACCAGTCGATCAGCGCCTGGAGGTTTGCCGTCGCCGTGTAAAGCGACGTCTTGACGTCCACGCTCGACACGTAGTCGAGACCATTCAGAGCAGCCTGAATGCCGTTGCCGTCGAGCACCGTCGCCAGGAAGCCCGGCACGACGTCGATTGCGTCGACGAGCTGCTGAATCGTCTTCATCTGCGTCAGGTCGATCGTTGCCACCGCCGAACCCGCTACCGACAGAGCCACCGACGTGCCCGTGACCGACATCGTTGCGCTCGCGCCCGCGCCCGAATACTGAATCGAGAACGCATTGCGATAGATGTTGTCCTGGGTGTAGTAGCTCGTGCCGTACTGCGTCGTGGCCTGCAGGCCTTGCACGCTACCCGCTTGAACCTTGACCTTGATCTGGTTGTTCCAAGCACCGTAGTCGGCCGAAAGCAGATTGATCGCCGGCGAGCTCGAGGCGTCGAGCAGCGTCATCGACGATTGAAGCGCCGGATTGACGCGGATCACGACGACGGACGCGGCGCCGCCAACTTCATCCGACGGGTTGAACGCCTTTTTCACTGCCGTGAGCAGCTCGCCACCGATCAGCGTTGCCTCCGCAGTCGACGGATCACCGAACGTCAGCGGCGTATTCGGCGCACCGCCGACGGATGTACCAATCAGCGCGACGACATTGCCGACCGACAGGTTTTGATTCGCCATTGCGGAATCGTCGACGGTCGACATCGTCGCCGGCGAGACCCACTGACGTCCTGCGAAAAATACAGGCATGTTTCGTCCTTATACGGGCTTGTTGAGAAAAGCCGTGTATCGAGCCTGATAGTTCGATTCGGCATCTTTTTGGCGCCCGGCTTGCGTTTCCGTGAAGTGGAAACCGCCAATGAGCTCGACGCGGCGATCAGTCATCGACAGCCGCGTACAAAACTCATCAAGCGTTACCAGCGGCACCGCCGTGACAGCGGGAGATCCGCCGCCGACGATCGCTACGTCTTGGTCCATACTCATTTCCTCTAGTTGGGAGATACAACGGTTACTTCCACATCGACGATCGGGTCGACTTGATCGCCCACCACGACAGGCGCCATGCACGTGAACGTGCCGGCGGCCTGGTAGACCGGCGCCGGATATTCCCCGCTCACCGCATCAACGTCCTGCATGGAAAACTCGGGCTGAACCATGCCGGCGCTATCGAACACGGGCAGGTTGCCGATCACGATTCGGCGAATCGCCTTGCGCAGCGCGATCCGCTCATCAGGGTTTTGCGTCCATCCGATCACGGCGATCTGAACGCTTGCGAGCCAACCCTCGGACTCCGTCCATTGGTTTGCGGCCTCATCGAACGAGTCCGCGAGGAACTGCTCGCCGAGCACGCGCTCAGACGGCGACTCGGACGTCAGGTGAACGCTCACCATCGGCCAGCGACTGTCTTCGTACTGAGGAGGCGCAGTCAGCACGGGAATGGCTCCCGTTGCCGGCCGCAGCGTGCCGCGCGCCACTTCGACGGAGAGTCCGGCCGCCAGGCGATCGCGAAACAGCGACAATGCATCGACGCTGTAGTCGACATAGGTCGCATTCGGAGTCGCAGTGGCAACGTTGCTCGCCGTCCACTCAACGCCGTCCCAATAGAACGCGCAGTAGTACATCGCGACGCCGTTCTGCAGGCCCGTCACATCGACCGCGTAGTTTTCGTCGCCTTCATACGCGACAAACGCAGCCGGATCCGCTTCGCCAGCGAACGTGCCGGTACCGTTGCGCAGGATTCGCCAGCTAAGCGCGCCACTAGGCGGCGCAAGGAAAACCTTTAGCGCGTTACCGATTGGGAGTGCGACGACGAAAGAGATCATGAGAGGAGTTTGCTGTCACGACCGCGCGCGCGACGTGACGCTAAACTGCTGTCAAGGAGGTGTTTCGCATGGCTGAATTCAAAATCGCTGTCGACCTGTCTGCGGTAATAAACGCGGTACCGGTGATCACCCGGCAGGTGTTTCCACTGGTCAATCAAACGATTCGCGCCATCGCGCAGCAGACGCACGCGAACTGGATGGAGTCGGTCTATCGGGCGAAGCTATGGAGTGGCGAGAAAGACGCCTACGCGAAGTCGATCACCTGGGAGATGACCGGAGACTTTTCCGCCGTCGTGCAGAGCGACTATAAGAACGCGGACGAGATCGAGACCGGCCGGCCGCCGTACGACCTCAAGCAGATGCTGAACACGTCGCCGAAGGTGCGACGAACGAAGGACGGTCGACGCTTCATGATCATCCCCTTCCGGCAGAACACGACCGGATACGACGCGCTCACCTCGAGCATGCCGCAGGACGTCTATGACGCTGGATCCGCGCTCAAAGCGAGCTCGATCGTCGGCCAGGCCAAGCGCGCGTCAGGCGAGATCACCTCGATTCATCCGAAGTGGGGCACACAGGTTCTCAAGAAGCAAACGCCGTTCGCCTCGAACACGAAGACGCGCGGACCGATGCTGGTCAACAAGAACATCTATAAATGGGGAGGCAAGCTCGACACGAGCGGCATGACGGGACTAAGCGACGCGCAGAAGAAGCGCTATAACGGCATGGTGCGGATGACCGGCGCCACACCGGGAGGCGGCCGTTACAGTCAATTCATGACGTTCCGCGTGATGATGGAAGGCTCGAGCGGATGGATAATCCCCGCGCGCCCGGGCCTGTACCTGGCGAAGAAAGTCGCAGACAAGATGCAACCGCTCGCCGAGAAAGTCCTCAACGAGGCGGTTGCACAGTCGTTCAAGTAGTCGATGCCATATCGCGGCCGTAGAGATCGAAGGAGCGCAGAACAACGCGCTTCGGCAATCTCGCGCCCTGGTGCTCGCCGCGTACGTTCGGGAACGCGCCCCAGCAGAAGTACTCAGAGAATCGTTTGCCGGAGATGCTGTACTGAGTGCCGACCGGAGGCGCCCCGCTCGCCCACGACAGCGAGCCATCGGCCGTCACCGTCGGGATCCCACCAGGCACGACGTTTCCATTCGCGTCGAGCCAGAACACGCGCGCGATACTGTTGACATTGAAGAACAGTTTTTCAACCGGATCACCGCGCACCAGCACGAGCGAAAAGTCTTCGGTCGCGTTCATCATCGTCACGCGATCGAACTGGCCCAGCTCGTAGAGCGGACTCGACTCAGGAATCGACACGACCGCGTCGCCGTCCTGCCACATGCCGAACTGCGCCCAGGCCTGCTGCACCTTCTGCCCAGCAATACCGGCGATGCCCGTCACAGCCGGATCCCATAGGCGCCCTTTGCCGCCGCACTGCGGGCACGTCGGCGACGCCGCGCCCGAGTACGCGTTCGTGCACGGGCAATGGAAGGCCTTGCGCCAGGCGCAGGTCTGCCCGATGTTATTCAGGTGCGCGTTAAACGCTGCAGGGTTCAGTCTCATCCCATCACCGCCGCGCGGATCCCGTGAATCGCCGTCATCAGGCCGCCGTTCGCGCCCTTCGGACCGTTGAGCGTGTAGTCGATCGTCTCGCGATACTTGTCCATGTCGACGCTCACCGACTGCGACAGACCGTCAGCGCTGATCGATCCGGACTGCACCGGGAATGTGTCCTCGATCGCCTTGAGCACGGCCTTTTTCTTGATCACGTCGATCAGCTCGGGATACTCCGCGCGCGCGTTCGCGATGCCGGCGACATACGTCAGGTTCATCATGAACGGAATCGTGCGACCGGCCGCGACCGCCTGCATGATGAACGACGACAGCGGCACCGTGACGGCGTACGTCGACGGCACCAGGCGGATCACGCCATATTTCTGATCGAGGCGGATCCAGTCCTGCGGGATCACGAACACCATCGCAGCCGGATCCGGATAGGCGAACTGCATGACCTGCACCGACTGACACGGCTTTTGACGCGTCGCGATATAGCCCCAGGTGTCGCCCTGGAAGAACGACGGACCGTAGTCGTACGGCGGATCCACCGCCCACGGCATGCCCGCCGGCAGCGCCGCGATCTGCGCATCAGTCGGCGGATACGGGAAGAACTGTGTCGGAACGAGCGGCACGCGCAACGTGTGCGCGATCTCGGACTCAGCCGCGACCAGCTTGCCCCACAAATAGTCGTCCGTGAGCACCTGGCCGGAGAAGAAATTCGACGCGGCCGCGAGCAGGTTATCCGCGCGCAACTCCTCGATCGCCAGATCCTTGACGAACAACTGCGATCGCGTCGCCACGCCGGCCGCTTCGACGTCGATCTTGAACCGTTTCACGAACGCCGGCGCCGAGCTCGTGATCGCCAGCATTGCAGCGCCCACCGGCACGCCAGTCATCGCCGCGCTGTCGAGCGTGACCGCGACGACGCCGGCACCCCAGTTTGCGCCCGGATCCGTCGACGCGGCAGGCTGTGCCGGGCACAGCGCCGTCGTGCCATCCATCGCGAATAGCTGCGCTGTGACAGTCGAGCTCGAGGCGATCGCCACCGGCGCGCCGTCGATCTGGACCGTTACCGCGAATTGTGCCGGCAGACCGGCGAGGATAGTTGTCATACTCAGGCCCGCTTAAAAGGCGTGTACGTAAAGCAAATCGGCGTGCGCCATACCGGCCCCCAAGGCGCCGTTTTCCAGGCCGCGCCGTCCCAGTAATTCCAGGCTTTCCAGCCGAGTTTCGCGTTGCCCCATCGGCCGAGGTAATTGATATTGAAGGCGCCGCGCGGCCCGCGCGCGATCCACAGCGTTTTGCCCGTCGACGCGTCGATATCGTTGCGCGTCACGCGCCAGGCGGATCGGTCGAACGCCTGGCCGAGCACCCAGTAGCTGAAACCGTAGCCGGGATTGCGATAGAGCCAGCGCGTGCGCAGCCACCAGAGCTCTAAGCCTGTTGGAACGGTCTCGCTCGACGTCCGGCCCGCGAACACAAAATAGCCGTCCTTCCACCCGGCATCGAGCGACGCGTCGAATGTCTGAAACCACTTGAGACAGCGCGGCAGATTGCCAGCCGAGTCGGCGAACGCCGCGACGATCGGCGCGAGAAACAGCGCCAGCAGCGTGAACGTGAGATCGCCCAGCGCCAGGAAGGGATACAGGAATGCCAGCAAGAAAAGCTCCTCAATGAAAAAGGCCGCCGGCGGATCAGTCCGACGACGGCCTCATGGCAATAAAACACGCCGACGGCTTAGCGCGCGCTCAGCACTTTGATCTGAGCGGAGCTCGTCGCCGTGACGCCATACGTCGCCGCATTCGCCGCGCCGATGCCCGCCACGTTTGCCGTGTCGAGGTGCGCGAGAAGCGTTCCGTATTTCGTCGCGAGCGCCGCATACGACGCCTGCAGCGCGTTGTAGTTCGTGATCAGATCCTCGATCACTTGACCCAGCTTCGCGCTTTTCGCGCCCGGGGTCAGGGTGTCCAAACGACGGACCAGAGTCTTTTCAGACAGATTCATAGCTCACCCTTTGAGGGTTATGCCGCCGGCGCAGTCGCATCCGTCGCCGCAGGTGCGGCAGGTGCGGCCGCGTCTTCGGCCGGGATCAGCGGTGCCTGGGCAGCAGCGGCATCCTTAGCCGCATTTTTGCCGTGCAACACGTAGCCCTTGATGGACAGGAGCACCTGCGCGACCTCGTCGTCGATTTCTTCCGAGATCATGCCGAGCTTGTGCGAAACGAACTTGATGCCGTTGATCAATTCCGAACCGTTGCCGAGAGTCCAAATAACCTTTGCCATACAACCTCCTGGAAATTTTCAAGAAGGCCGCGCACCTCCCGATGCGCGGCCCGTTTCGCCTACCGACTAACGATTACTCGTTAGCGAACGGACGCCACACAGCGTTGCTGGCGAGCACGTTCTTGATGTAGCCGTGATGCTTCGGCTTCGTCATCCGCAGGTACCCGAACAGGAACTGGAACCACGAAATGACCGGCATCCCACCCACGCCGAACGGCAGCGGGATCTTGGTCATCGGCTGGAACTGGCGCCAGCCGATCGCGTCTGCCGACTGCTGCATGTTCAACAGCGGGATCGACGACGTGCCCGGGATGTCGCGGTTCAGATCCGTGTAGGTCGTCGACGCGCCGGTTTTCGGGATGATCTTCACGAGACGCAGATCGGTGATAACGCCCGTGCCGTTCTGACGGCTGCGATAGATCGCGTAGCCCGATTCGGTGCCGGCGGCCGACTGCGTGATCGTGATCACCGGAGCTGCGCCGGTTGCGACGGCTTGCTGCGTGCTGATCACTGCCTGGGTCATACCTTCGCCGTTGGCGCCGATCGCCGCGACTGCCCAGTAGTAGTTGCCTGCGCGCGTCGAGCTGAACTGCGAGGATGCGCTCGTCGGTGCCGGGTTGACAGCGATCGCCGCCGGCTTGAATGCCGCATTGGCCGCAGCGGTAGCCGCGTAGTTCACTTCGAACGGCGAGATCATCGGGTTGTTCTCGTCGTGCAGGAACGTGTCCATGCTCGTACGCAGCACGCCGTTGGTCAGGCGGATGCCTTCCACATGGCCGCCGATCTGCGGCGTGTTGCCACCCGTCGGCATCCAACGATACGCCGGATCCAGGCCGCTATTCAGGTCGTTCTGGATCGAGACCGGCAGGAACACGTCGGTCGAACGGCCCCACGAACCATAACGGCTCACGGCAACGTTGATCTGCGAGAACGGCGTCACGCTGTCGAGCTTCGCGCCTTGCATGTCGACGACGTTGTCGCCGCTCATTGCGCCGGCAGCGATCTGCGCGTCGATCTGCGCGAAAATGCCGTCGAACTGGGTCGGCGATGCAGCCGCATTGCCGTGGAACAGCAGGTACTCAGCGTCCGTCAGGAGCTGGAGTGCGCCGTTGCGTTCTTCGACAGCCGTCGATTCGACGATGTTCTTGCCGATGTTCAGCACGTAGCCGACTTGACGCAGCGACATCAGGAACTTCACCAGACCCACTTCACGCGAGTAGTCACCCTGCGCAGCGCGCACGACGCCCATCTGCGAGTTGGTCGAGCCACCCAGGAAGCCACCGACGTTGTTCTGACGAACGTATTCGTCAACGATGTTCGTCGCGTTCGTGCGAGCCAGGCGATTGAACAGCGTGAAGTGTTCGTTTTCCTGGATCGTCGACTTCATTGCCGTGTCGAGCGACTGCACGCCCAACGCACCGCCACCCGTCAGGGTTGCGACGTCGGTCTGATAGTTGCTCGCCTCGAGCGCCTTTTGCAGGTCTTCGAACGCGTTCAACGAACCACCCGACGAACCGCCCAGCGACGGAGTAGCTCCGCCGGGCGCAACGCCGGAAAACTGATTCAAAATGTTGCTCATATTTACCTCGAGTTGCGCCTGAAATTAGGCAAGTACTTTGGAAACCAGCGCCGGATCAATCGCAGCGTTTTGGCGGATGCAGACGTCGATCGTCGTGAACTCGAGACCGGTGATCCGGCCTGCGCTGAACGCGGCGTCCGACTTAGCCAGGAACTCTTTCGGAGTCAGGCCTTCGTCTGTTTGGGACTTCTTCAGCTCGCCGGCAGCGACCTTTTCGGTCAAAGCGAGAACCGTCTTGCGGCCGCGACCTTGCCCTGCGAGCTCCTCAACGCGAGCCATCAGCGACTTGATCAGCGTGCCTTGCGTCTTCACCACGCCGAGCGTCGACTCGAGGGCCTTCGCCATCGTGTCTTCGTGCGAGCCAACTTGACCCTTGAGAGCGCCGATGTCAGCGATCAGGGACTTGACCAGCTCGGTACCGTCGACTGCGTCGATCGAATTGCCTTCGGCGTCCGTGAGCGTCATCGACTTGCCCATCAGCTCGCCCGGATCCTTGTCCTCGTCGTCTTCGTCGTCGTCCGGGTTGACGTTGTCGTTACCGCCGCCTTCACCAGCGGCGGCTTGGATTTTTGCGTCATCCTTACCGTCGTCCGCCGGGAGAGCCTTGGTCATTGCCTCGTTGTCGGCCTGCAGCTCGCCGAGCAACTGTTCAAACTGACTCATGACTTACTCCGTTTGTTGAGTCCTACCTTCAAATCGCGCATAAAGCGCTCCGTGTATTCAGCCGCCTCATCGAGAGAGAGACCGAAATGTCTTGCGCAGTGCTCGACGATCTCGCGCGCGCCCGGGTTCTTCAGGGACTTGCCGCGCAGATCACCGGCGAGCCTGTCGCGGAAATCGAAATAGTTGACGGGCCTGCCCGTGTCGAGCGACCGAACGCCGAGAGCAGCGCCGCCAGTGAGAGATGCGCTATCAGTGCCGTAGCCGGCCTCGAGCGCCTTTGCGAACATGAGTCCCGATGCGCCCCAGCACTTCGCCAGTGCGCCGAAAGGGATCGTTTGAGCCGTCGGCAGGTTCTGATTCACCGGCGTGCGCGAGAGCGCGACGTTCGTCCAACGGACCTTTTCAACGACGCCGATCTTGTTCTTCGTTTCCGGATCGATCTGCACGCTCTTAGCGAGCACAGCGCCGCCGACGGACGGATACCACCGCTTAGGCGGATCGATCTGCGTCATCGAGTCCCAAACCATGTTGGCGTTTTTCGCCAGATCGGAGTCGCCGCGAAACAGCTTTGCCTTGACGAACGTGCGCTTACCTTCGATGCGGACGTCAGACGGACGGCCGATCTCGTACTGCTCCGGATTCGGGAGACCGACCCAGCCCTTAGCCGGGTTCGGTTTGCCGATCAGGCTGTAGTGGTCAAGATCGACGTTGCCGAACTTCAGGTAGTGCTCCGCGCTGTCCTCGAGTGCTTTCGCCATCACGCGCTCGTTCTGCTGATCGAGCTTCTCGTTGCTGGCCTCGAAATAGATGAAGCGATCTCCGCCTTCTTCGGCAGGGATTGCCTTGAACATCGATTCGATGGTCAAGAAGTCGGGGATGTCCGCGAGGAGTTGTGTGTCTTCCATGCCTAAAGTGTCGTGTCACGACTTTGGCGCGTAGCATGGAATGCTCGAAAAAAGGTAAGCGGAAAATGAAAAAAGGCACCCGAAGGTGCCTTTCATTGGAGTGGATACTGCTTAGGACTGGGACAGATTCTCTTTTGCCTTGGCGATTACCTGGTGCAGCGTGCCGCGCTCGTTGATCAGATCCTGATACTTCTCGACCTGCTTATCGTCGCCCGCCAGCGCCGCCGCCCGCGCCGGTTCGAGCTGGCCCTCGACGACCTCGAGCCGAGCCGTCGCCAACTTCAGGATCTTGCGCTCCATCTCGTCGGTTTGATGCGCCATCGCAGCGAGCTCGCCCAGGTTCCCACGGACCTTATCGGGATTCGGTTGCATTGCGTGCCTCCACGCGTTAGGTAATCATGGCCGACAGTATAATCAAAAAAGATTATGCGTGTCGGATTGTTGTTCCGCTTGACGCTGCTTGAGAAAGTATGCGACGCCCGTGTCATCGAGCCCCTCGAGCGACGAGCTCATCAGATCGCGCATCTCGTATTTCTTCTCGAGGCGATCGCGCGCGCGCGTTTCCTCCGGATGGTTCGCCTGCATGTCGATCAGCTCGACGTCGCGGGTTTGCCCGAGGCGATGGATCCGCGCATTGCGCTGCGCATGCGTCTTCGCTGTCGCCGGAATGTCGTGCTGGATCAGGTACTCGCCCGACTGCAGGTTCATGCCGACGGCGCCAGCGTCCGACGCGATTAGGATGTCCGCCTGCGCGTCGCCCTTCTCCGGGTTGAACATCTGGCGCTTGCGATCCTTTTCCTTGGCGCTATCGCTGCCGGTGATCGTCACCACGCGCTTACCCTCTTTCTCGAGGCGCGCCTTGATCGCCTCGACGGCCGCGCGGTTCCGCGCGAACACGACGCCCTGCTTGTTGCCGCGCGCCTTGACGAGATCCGCGATCCGGTTGACCTTCGCATTGTCCGGATGCGTATCGATGATCCGCTGCATCGCGGCCGACTTCATGATCCCGATGCTTTTCTGCAGCCCTTCGGCGACCTTCTCGTGATCCGCCGCCGGAACGCCCTCGAACGACGACGGCGAGATCGCTTTGATCGCCGCGACGTCGACCTTGCCGCGCATGCGCGCGATACGTACCGCCGCCAGGTTCGACGACAGTGTGTCCATCGCCGTCTTCTGCGCAGGCGTCAGATCGACCGTCTCGCGCTTGCGCTTCGCCTCGACGTCCGGCGTGATCGATGCCGGGAAGGTGTAGCGCGCCATCTCGCGCTTGAGCGCATCTTTCGACGCCATCGTGTCGGCGCCATACCGGCGCATGAACGCGGCCCGGTCCTGGTAGCGCTTCGGATCCAGCTTTTGCAGCATCGAATACACCTCAGACGTGTCGTTTTTGAAACCCGACTCGCCCGACGCATAGGTGTAGTACGGCGTGTGCGCGGACAGCGCGTCCGTCACGTTCGCCAGGGTCGAATTCTCTTTGCCGGCACGGTTGAGGGTGTCGTGCGCCTCGTCGATAAACGACGCGTCGAAGTTGATCCCCTCCTTGTCCATCACGCCCTTGATCCAAGCCTGGCGATCGTCCGGCGTCATCTTGCCGAGCTGCTCGGTCATCGCGTCCTCGTCGATGCCGGCGTGCTTGGCGCCGAGGTGCACCATGTCGCCCCGGAATGATTGATGGGTCATCACGCAGATATGCGTGTCCGGATCCTTGTACGCCGCGATGCGCGACTCCTGCGACGCGCCCGGCTCGATGTGCCACTTGAACTTTCCCGGCTCGAGCAGGCGCAACGCCTCGCCGGAAAACTGCCCTTGCACGACGCTGGGGACCAGCATGACGCCGCGCTTGACCTTGCCGAGCCCGTGCAGATGCGCGAACCCGCCGAGCATCACGTTCGTCTTGCCGGATCCGGCGCCGAACGCCAGGCCGAGGCGCTTGTTATCCGCAAGCATCTTGATCGCGCGCTGCTGATTGGCGTACTTGCCGTTCATCGACACGTTCCACATCTTTGTCGGCTTGCCGGCTTTGAAATTCTGTCCGACGATGCCCATCATGCCGGCGATCTGGCGTTCCGCCTCATGCCCGATCGTGTGCCGCTCATCGCCCGCGAGCGCGCGCTCTTTCGGAGCTTCCGCAGCGCCGCCGAACATATCCGGCTCATCGCCTGCGAAAAAGCCCATCTGGCTTTGCTCGAACGCCTCGCGCTGATCACGCGCCGCGTCGAGCTTGTCGGAGACACTGCCGGCCGCGTAACGACCGTCGACGCGCTCGCGCAGACTGTCCGTGAGCTCGCGCTCACGCGCGCGCCGCTGATCGCGCGCGGCATGGTCGGTCGCGTCGAGGTGATTCAGGTTGTTGCGCACGACGGCGCGGCCGATCTTGAGCGGGTTGCCCGGATTCAGCTTGTTATGCGCCTCCGCGAACGCCCGCGAGACCTTCGACTTGATCAGATCCTGCACAGCCTCGTACGCTTTGGCATTGCCGCCCATCGTATCGAGGTACTTGCCCCAGGTCAGCGACGACGCGTTGATTTTGCCCGCGAGCTCGTCGCGCTGCGCTTTCCAGTCCGACCACTCCGGGTTTTCGGCCGTGTCGCCGAACATATCGGTCGTCTCTTTCTCCGGTTCGTTCGCGCTCAGCCGCTCGAGATCCTGGCGCATCGCGCCGGCCTCCGGGCTTTCCTTGGCGACGTTCTTGTAGAAGTGCTCACGCAGCGCGGCCTGGTCCTGATTCGTGAGATCCCCGATCTGCTTGTAGGCGGCCGTTCCTTCCGGATTCTCCGCCAACGCGCGATGCAGCGCCTCGACCGCTTTCTGGTCGACCGTGAACTTTTGGCGGTTCATCGGCGATCGCGTCGCCCCGTGCCGCGCCTCGACGAACTCGTCCGCATACTTGTCGAACGATTCGCCCAGCTCCTCCGCGCGGCGCATGTTGCCGTCTTCGCCCTTGAGCGGCGCGACCGTGTCGAGTGCCGCGCGGTACTGCTCCGCGCGATCCGCGCCGACCTTCTGGAAGAAGTCGCCCGACTGGATGTCCGCGACGATATCGCCCGGCGCGTCGCCGTCTGCCGTGCGCCCGCCGATGTAATCCCGAAGCGACTGCTCGAGATCCGCGCCAGGTGCGAACGGCTCTGCGATGCGCGGCGCGACGCCCGGCTGAACGTCCATCGCCAGATCGGGACGGTTCGCGACGCCGAGCGGAAGCCAGTTTTCTTCGTCCTGGCCGCCGCCGATGATGTCGAGGTTGCGCTTCACCTGCTCGATGTCCGCGCGATCGATCGGCTTTGCCAAGCGATCCATGCCGGCGCCGTTGACCGTCAGGAAGGTGTCGCCGCCGACGTTCTCGACCTGGTAGTCGCCGCGCTGCAGGCCGAGTGCGCGCGCCTGGCGAATTGCGTCCTCGACGCCTGTCTTGCCGAGCGAGACCTCGAGCTTTTCCTTTTTCCCCTGTTTGAGCGCGACCGACAGCGCCGCGTTCGCTTCCATCTCGCCCAGCGCCTGCCCGAGGATCTTCTGCGCCTCGCCGATCGCCTCGCGCCTGGTACCGTTCATCGCCTGCGCCGTCTGCATGTCGGTGCCGCTCGCCGCGTCGCCGAGCTCGATCTCTTTGACCGCTTTCATCAGGTCGCGCGATCGGCCCATCGCCTCCGCGCTCGCCTGCATGTAGTGGTGCATGTGGAAATCCTGCACGCCGGCCTGGATCCGCTCGACGTCGTCCGGCATGTCGGTATGGATCCGGCGCGCGAGCACCTGCGCCGCGCCGGCGATGCCGAGCACGTCGACGACACTGCGATCGACCAGCGCGTCGCCGCTCACGGCCAGCGCCAGGGAATTGACGCTGTTGTAGGCGCCGATGCCGATATGCTTGCCGAGCGTCTCCGACGGTTCCCCGCCGGCGATCTTGCCAACCTCAGAGAGGAACGTCAGGGTTTGCGCCGTGCGCAGATCCTGCTCGATGTCCTTCGCGATTTTCTCGTCCGCGTCCGGATCCGCCGTGTACTCGAGTACGTAGGCTTTCGGCTCGACGGTTGCCTTGTCGATCTCCGCCTTTGCCTGCTTCGCCTTGTCCTGAAACTGCTTGAGCGCCTTTTGAGCGCGCAGCAGCTCGACCGCCTTTTGAGCGCTCGTCAGGGTTGCATCCGGTACCGGTGCGATCGGCTCGCGAATGTTCTTCAGCTCCTCGCGCACCATGCGCGCGGTGTCGCCGCGCTTGACCGCCGCCTCACGCTGCCCGTCCGTCATCGTCGCGAGCTTCTTCGCACGGGCCTGGTCGACCTCCGTGCGCAGATCCTGCTCCGTCAGACCGGCTTTCTCCGCACGGCCCTTGTAATCCTTCGCGTAGCCGAGCCCGTCGGATACCTGCGGCACCGGGTTCAGATCCTGAACCGTGAGCGTCGCCGGATCTTCGGTATGAACCGGAATCTCGCCGATGCCGGCCTCCATGCGCGCCGCGCTGTCTGTCACCAGGCGTTCCCGCTGCAGGCCGACGGCGTCCGTCGCGCGCTTCAGGATCTCGCGATGATGCTGCGCCTCGAGCTTCTTCTGTGCCGCCGGAGACAGATCCTTGTGCGCCTGCGCATCGAACTCGGTGTCCTTCTTGTCCCAGCCGAGCGCCTGCGCAACGGTGTCGACGAACTCCTTCTCCGCCTTTTTCTTCTGCACCTGGATCGCATCATGAGCCTTTTGCTTAGACTCATGAATGCCGGCCTCCTTATCGGCCTTGACCTTGGCTTTCTTCGCTTTGGCCGCGTCTGCCTTCTTTTGCGCGGCCTCAGCTTTGTATTCGGACTCGTGCTTGACTGCCCGCAGCCGCAGGTGATTCATGGATCCGCCGGCACCGCCGATCACCGTGCTCGAGCCGTCTGCATTCGGCTGGATCAGGATAGGCTGGCCCGTGCCATCGCCGTGCGAATGGACCGTAATCCACCGGGCTCCGGCGGGAATGGATGCTTTGAGGAGGAGAATTTTGCGCATGACCCAATGCTAGGGTCACGACTTACTACCCGGAATGCCGATA